TTCTACGAAAGTATCAATATTCATTAAATCTGAATACTGTTCTTCTCCTAAAAGATAGTCAGTAGGCCTGTAATCTTCTGCTCGTACATCATAGATAGATTCCACAATATTTGCAATTGTTACTGCATCGCCACCTGCTGTGGTTGCGTTTGCATCATCCAACTGTCCTAGAACTAAGTTAGTCTCATTTTCAGCAAATCGTTTTCCTGCTGTTTTAATGTTTCTATTAAGTAATTCTACTTGTGAGTCTTCCATCATTTCTCTAGTGATTCTAATTGCTACACCATATTTAACTGGTGTAAAACTAACACTATCGAAACTTATGTTATCTAAAGGTACTTCTGCTCCTTCTGCAACTACTCTAACATCCATTGTATTTGGAGATTCTAAGTCTAGGTACATTGTGCTACCTTTAAACTCAGATGGTCCAATTACGAATGCTGCCATATCTCTTGGAATCAAATTCTTTTCTGCTTCTTCAATTACCTTAGGTAAAATTAGTTGCGGAATAAGACTCTGTCCTGCTGTTCCGTCAGCCCTACTTATATACTCGTTTAATTTACTCATTGCCATTTTAAATGTTTAAGTTAATAAGAGCATAAAGTGCTGTACCAGATGCAGATGTTGTTAGCGCTGTTCCTATAGGTCTTGCACCCATTGTTGTTGTTGCCACTGAACCTGTATTAAGAATGTTTGCTACACAACCAGAATTATTATGTGATACTAGTGCTCCACCAGATACGATTGCTCCTGCGCTACATAGGTATGCTCCCCTTGTTGCTACAGTTACTAATTCGTTAGATCCTGCGTTATTAATTGCAAGTCCATTACACATAACATTATCGATTGCTCCGATTGCTGTCAAATCACTTGATTGGAAACTCTCTACTCCAGATACTACTAAAGCTGTTCCAGAAAATGTTACCCATTGACCTCCAGAAATTGTCTCTAACGCTGTTGCTGTAATCGTTCTAGGTACTCCGCCATCAAAGATAGCTTGCGCTCCTAATGGATTACTTAATATTAATGCTGTTGCCATTATTAATAAACATATGACTTCCTCTGAATTCCAATTGAATTATGTCCTTCTGTAAAGGTATAATCCCCTGTTTCTTCAACTTCCTCTTCTTCCTCTTCGTCTTCAACTTCTTTAGTCTCTTCCTCAGATTCTGTAGATTCAGTTTTCTTTTCTTCTTCTGTCATATTAAACCTCCTTTCAGTTTTTGTTGAATTTTCAATTTTACTTGAATGTAATTTGTAGGCATTATTTAATGCTACTTGGAAAGTTGCTCCACCATCTGCTGGAACTGCTACTACGCTTAATTCTTTGAATTGAATATTATGTGGAATAATGTCTCCGTCGTCTGTTTCTTCGATGTCTTCAGGTTTAACATGAGCTCCCACACTAACTGTGTTTAATAATTTATCTTTGATTAACTGTTTTACTTTAGCATCTTTGACTACTGCATTAAAGGGTATATTTCTAGAAGATTCGTCCCAGTGTGCTACATTAACTTTACCGACAATAGAATCTACAGAATTATCATGGTCCTTAAGAAGAGGTACTCCGATTAAAGTACTAGCTGCCTTGCTTAATTCTTCACCAATAAATTTATGTCCATTAGATGTAGTTGTTTCGTTGATAGCTATTCCGTTAATTGTAAAGTCTCCATCTAGCTCTGCACTAGACTGAATAGGTACAAAGTACTCTAACATTAATCCTTCTTTTTTGTCTGCCATGTAAATAACCTATCTATTTAAGAAAAAAGTTGTTTATATTCATTGGTAGATTTTATATATATTAATCAATTCTGAGAAGAATCATAGTTTCTGCGTTATTTGGGCCACTTACTCGAATATCTAATGACTCATCTAGGACAAATTTATCGAATTGGTCTTGTACTATTAGGTTTGCTTGTGCTCCTTGAAGTACTGCTCTTGGTGCATAGTAGATTATTCCTTTGTGCATTGGATTATGAAATATCAAGTAACCAAGTGAACTAGTAATCGTAACAGAGACAGTTTCTTTCGAGTCTACTATTACACTGTTTAAATTTCCTGTTATTCTGGGAGTTTCAAATGTCTCATTGTCCATCTTGATTTGGAATTCTTTCTTGCGAGGGATTTCTATTTCTCCCATTATACTTCAACTCTCCTAAATATTTTATGTCTAGTAGTTGTCTGGATATTTTCTCCGGTAATTCCTATATCGTATTCTTTTTGTCCCATTAGTCCAGGGATAGTTCCTTGAAAGCCATTTGAACGACCTAGATTCATTTGGTCTGCTGCACTTAGACCTATTTTAGGGATTACTTGAGTGCTGACTGCTGAACCATTCTTTACTGCGTATTGCAAATCACCACAACCTGGCTGATAAGTTACTCGTTGCTTGGTGACGGGATCTAAATATATCATTCTTCCTCCTCTTTATTAATTGCTTTAACAATAGCTTCTGCTATTCTCCACTTGAGTTCTTCTTGATAACTCATCCTTCTAAAAATGCTTTCTGCTTTAATTTAATTTGATTTTGAGTGAACTCGTGAATACATTGACCACAAACCCACAGCTGATTCATATAACAAATAGCTTTATTTATTTTACACTTCGCACACATAGGTATACTATCTTCTGTTATTTGTACCATCAGTCTACAAGCCCGATTATAGAACATCGGCACATATTGTGAGCTGGAGGGAGATTTAACCCTGTTTCACCGTCGAGAGTTTCGAATACTTGACCGTCTAATCCTTCACAGATAGGACAAGTTCTTTCGTCTAGTGCAGTTAGCCATCTATAAGATTTAATTTTGTTTTCTGCGTATAAGTCTTTAAGTCCTTGGTTTGCAAGTCTTACGGTCTCGGTTCGTGCTATATTGATTGGTCGCTTACCTGCTGTGAGTGTTACTTTCTTTGTGCCGTCTTCGTTGAATTTTACTCTATCTTTTAGGTTAATTGAACGGTCTATGTCTTTTTCTATCTGTGTGATTGTTTTATTCTTACGAAAGCCATCCTTAAGTATTATTCTTAATTTATTTACATCACTCTTTGGTAACATTCCTTCTGCTAATTGAAACTCAGTAGTGGCGAGTAGTTCTTCAAATTTATCTATTCTTAAGTTTTGTAGTATCTTGACTAAGTAATCTGAATAATTAAAACCGGCTAACTCTTTTAAGTTTACGTATTGAGATAACTTCATGCTTCCCTTCTCTGCATCTGTTAGGGTAGGTTTACACTTAGACACTAACTCGATTTTCTTTTCTTTTATCTTTAAGTCAGCTGATTGTTTGGCTGTTTTCTTTGCGCCTGGAACTTCTGGTTGTTTGATGTTCTCCTCGTCCTTTCGGGCTTGGTCTACTTGCTTTTTTAGTTCCTGTTCTTCTGCGTCTACTTTTTTACGAGCTTCTTCGGGGGTTGGTAACTTGTCTACCACATCTAATTCCATTACTTCAGCATATTCTATTTCAAGGGCTGCTCTTAGTTCAGGTGAAATATCAAATAGACCTAATGCGTCTTTGATTGTAGTTAGTCTTACTGTCTTTTCTTCTTCGCCTGGTAATTCCCAAATGAATTCTACTTGGCTATCTAACTTAGGAGAATTGTTTCGTAAGACTGGTCTCAGTATTTGGTCTTCTATTATCTCTTCAATTAGAGTTCTCAACGAATGAATAAATCTTAACCAGCCTTTGTCGTTTGTCTTAGCGAGTCCTTCTGGGTTGTTCGCGGTCCCAAGAATACTCATAGGTAAATTCATTCCTAGTGCTAATTGTTCTAAGTCGTGTTCTGCTGCTTTTGTTAGATTATCTGCTACTCCGGCGAAGTCTATTAGATTCATTTCTACATTTGCATCTGTTACCCACTCAGTAGAATTGTTCATAAATTGTAAATTTGTTTTAAATGCGTCTAAGTCACTTGGTTTAATTTTCTGTCCTGGCTGTCCTAACTTAACATGGATAGGTGCTCCTGCTTTTCGGCTAAGTAACTTACATCTGTCTAATTCGGAACCGGCATAATTTTCTATTGTTGCTCTATTAGGCCAGATAAACCCTCTTCCGTATGGATCACCAGGAGTTTTATTAATAGTTAAATGTGCTATCTGTTTTGGGGTAAAAGGTATTGGCTTACTCTTTACTGTGAACATTTTTAACTTTCCTTTGTATTGATTATAACCTAGAACTTTTCCTTTCTTTGTTCGTCTAACATACATATTGTTAGCGTTCAAGACTCTTAACTTCTCGATGTTTTTTATATCTGCTAAGTCTAGTTCCATGAAACCATTACCCTTGTTTATTGCTTCTTTAATCCATGGTCTCAACTTACTCTTGAAATTAGTGTCATCTATGAATCCGTCTAAAATAGCTTGAGAGTTCTCGTCTTTAGTCTTGATAGTAAAGTCTCCTATAATATTATCTACTATCTTATCCGAAATTGCGTTTGCTATTCC